CGGGGCCGGTGACAACGCCGCCGCCGAGACGGTCGCCGAAACCGACGCCGCACTCGAGACGTTGGACGACCGGCTCGACAGCCTCGAGGAGCGCATCGAGGCCCTCGCCGACGCCGTGGCCGACAACCAGCTCCGGTTGACCGAGGCGGAGGCCACCCTCTCGAACGCGTCGGCCTACTGCGACGCCCACGACCGTCTCGAGAATCGCGTCGACGAGCTCGCCGAGTCCGTCGAGCAGGGAGCCGACCTGAGCGAGGTCGGCGCCGCTATCGAGGCCCTGCGGGCGAGCGGCATCGAGGTCTCGCTCACCATCAACAGCACCACCGGAGACAATACGATATGACCGACGAATCCGACACTACCGATACCAACACAACCGACGACCCGGAGGCATCGCACGACCATCTGCGGAACGACCCGAGCGGCACGTTCGCGGCCCATCTGTTCCGGGCCGCCGACGTGCACGAGGCCGGCGGCGAGCCGGGAGCACAGGTCGAGCACCCCATCGCCTCGATTTGCTCCCGGACGACGAGCTACGGCCCGTTCCGGGAGGTCGACGCCGAAGCCGTCGCCGACGGGCTCCCCGACCACGACGGCGACCTGTGCGACGCGTGCCGCGACCGCCGCGCCGACGCGGAGGCCGAGACCGATGACTGAGCGGGGGGCGGTCCACGAGGAACTGCTCGGACTGCTCGACTATCTCGACGACGTGAAGGCGGAGACCCGCATGGACTCGCGCGAGCAGGGGGCGTTCGAGCTCGCCCAGTCTCACGTCGAGTATCAGGTCGTCGACCTGTTAGCGACCTGTGCGTGCGAGGGCGACCCGTCGCCCGAGCGGTACGAGCCCGCGGGATGGGCGTGCGCCGAGTGCGAGGCGTATCTCGGCGACGTGCTCACATGGGACGGCGTACGCGACGACGAGGACGACGACGCCACGGGCCACGAGCGGCGCCGTGGCGAGCTCATCATGCTGGCCGAAGAGCTCGAGCGGAGCACGGGCGTCGAGAATCTCGCCGACGAGCTCGACCGACTGTGGCGCCACCCCGAGGCGTTCGAGAACGGCGACGCGTTCCGGGACTCCGACCTCGAAGGCGCGATTCACCCGCTCGTGTACCTCTCGATTTCGTTCGGCGCCGCCTACGAGCGGAAATATCCCGCTGACGGCGAGTGGCGTGACGACGAGGTGGACGCATGAGGCTCGACATTCCCCGGTTCGGCGTCGGGGCCTTTCTCCTCGGCGCCTCGTGGGCGCTCGTTTTGGCGTCGCTCGACTATTGGACCGCGGCGCTCGCCGCCGCGCTGTTCGCCTCCGCGGGGTTCCTTCTCGTCGCCGGTGTCCGGTCGCCGCACGAGCAGGGAGGTGACGGCTGTGCCGACTAAGAGCTACTCCGGCTACCTCATCGTCGATTGGCGCGACGACGAGGTTCGATACCGGAAAACGCGGCCCGATGCGGCCCAACGCGGCCCGACGGAGTACCCCATCGAGCTCAGCCTCGAGGTCGAGGTCCCCGAGTTTGAGATGCCGGAGCTCGCCGCCACAATGAGCGTCCCCGAGCCGCAGGTCCGCGAGACCGTCGCCGAGGAGCTCCTCGAGAGCGGGGCCTCGCCCGAGTGGATGCACAAGGTCGACCGCGCCGTCGAGCACTTTGGCGACGAGGCGGCCGGCCTCGACCCAAACGAGACCGCCTTCGACGACCTCGTGAGCAAAGCGACGGGCTATGTCGTCCGCCGCGCCGAGGGCTACCCCCCGGTCGAGCAGGTCGAGGACGAACTCGAGACCGTCCTCGGGAACATCGCGGAGGACCCTGCATGAGCTACCCCGTCGACGACCCGACGGTGTGGCCCTTCGAGTTCTATCCCGGGGACCGCGTGGCCGACAACGACGAGACCGGCCCGCGAACGCCGCTCCGCGTGCTTCGCGTGCTCGACGAGCCGGCCACCGACCACGAGATAGCCGCCCTCAACGACACCGTGGCGGGGGTGAACGCTGAGCACCCGTCCGACGCGTCCGTCGTCGCCGCTGTATTTGAGGACGACCTCGACGCGACGATCACGCCGTGGCGGGAGCTCCTCACCGACGCCGGTCACTTCGGCGAGGCCGTCGAGGAGTGGCGCGAAGAGTGGGGCGTCCCGATCCAGCCCTATCACTACCCGGCGACCCGGCTCGTCGACTTCGCGGAGTGCGACGAGTGTGGGAGCGGGAAGGGCTACGCGTTCGAGCCCGAGATAAGCGGCTTCAAAGGCTACCTGTGCGTCAACGACGAGTGCCCGGTGGACGGATGACCGGCGTCGCACTCGCCGCGGGTCGCCGGTGGTCCGGTGTGGAGGCCGGTTGTTCCGGTGTCAACCCCGGGGGGAACGTCGACACGAGCGGCTCCGACGCCGGCAAATCGGGGGCGGGCGAGCGGTGACGCGCTACGAACGCGAACTCGTGCGGGTCCTCGACGACCTGGGGTTCGGTGTGGTCCGCGCCCCGTCGAGCGGGGCCGCGACCGACCGCGACCTGCCGGACCTGCTCGCGCTGTCGCCGACGGTCGTGGGTGCCGCCGCCCGTCGCCCGTCGAGTACGTACGCCCTCGCTATCGAGCAGAAAACGACAAGTCGAACGACCGCCTACGCCGACGGCCCCGAGGTCGAGGCGCTCGTGGCGTTCGCCGACGCCGCCGGCGCCGTCCCGCTCATCGGCGGCCGGTTCAAACGACAGGGGAGTGACCGCCTGCACTACCTCGTGCGGCCCGGGGACTGTCGGATGACCGACAGCGGGACCTACGGCGTGCCGGCGGCCGACGCTGAGGACCGGGCGGCGGTCGTCGTGAACGCGACTGACCGAACGCTCGAGGCCGACATCGAAACCCTGCTCGGCGAGTGATGCGGCGCCGCGCGGCACCGCGCACGGCGACCCAATTTCGACCCGATTTTTCTCACCGTCGCCATACGCCCCCGTGCGTGTGGCTGTGCGCCGACGACGGCGTTCTCAACGGATACCACTCGGAAGGGAAAGAAGCGTCTCGTGTCGTTGCTGAGCGTCGAGAAACGGATGTGCGCGGGCCGGTCGGGTACCGGGAGGGGTGCGTCAGTTGAAGAGCAGTTCGGGGTGGTCCTCGTCGCCGGCGCCGGGCTCGACCTCGATGCTGACGACCGCGCCCATGTAGGGGTAGTCGCCGTTGGAGAACAACGCGGGCTCGCCGTCGTCGTCCACGTCGACGGCCTTGTAGTGCTCGTTGGCGTCCTCGAACGCGAAGCCGTGGTACTTGCCGCCGGGCGTCGAGACTCGGAGGACCGTGCCGCCGTAGGACGCGATGCCGTTGCCGTTCTTCATCGCGTAGCGCACGGTCACGCGGTCGGCCGCCTCGACGAACTCGACGGCACGGTCGACGACCGTCTCGGGGTCGTCGTCCGCGTCGGCCACGCCGGCGTCCCACTCGTAGCCCTCGGCGAGCGCCCGCTCGCGGAGCTCCGCGGCGGCGTGCTTCTCGACGCTCCACGCATCGTTTGCTGACTGCGGTGCCCCGAGGTCGTCATCGTCGAAGGCGTAGTACGCGCCGCCCTCGAGTTCGGAATCCTCGGCCTCGTCGTCGTTCCACGGCAGGGACTTGATGACCTCGTTGGGGTCGGCGCCGTCGAACGAGTCCGGCACGTCCCACGGCGCCGGCGTCTCGATGACCACGCGCTCGTCGTTGTAGCTGTTGGTGTAGCGCTCGCCAACGGCAAACACGAGGTCGGCCTCATCGTCGGGGTCGGCGAGCAGGGTGCGGGCGGTCCGCCCGTCGCCCGGCGTGGCGCCGTCCACGTCCTCGGCGTCGGGCTGTCGGATCGCCGTGAAGGCGACGGTCGTCGACGGTGAGACGGCCCACGCCACGGCGGCCTGGACGGTCGCGGGCTCGAGGTCGGTCTCGGGAAAGAGCGGGTCGGCGTCGACGGCCGGGTGGTCGTAGGCGGCGACGGCGTGGGCGGTCGACAGCGCCGCGTCGAACTCGGTTGCGGTCGGTGCGTCGGTCGTGGTGGTTGGATTCGCGCTCATGGTCGTTCGTCCGGGTCGCCCCGTACCTCGTATGAGGTCCCCCACCTACTTAAGCATATCGTTGAGCGATATGGATGCCGCGTTGGGCCGCGCGGCCCTACCGGCTATCCTCGTCGAGCACCCGGCCGCACTCCTCGATGACGTTGTGGGCGACTTCGGCGGGCGACTCGACGAGATGGGTCCGCATGAGCCACACGAACCCGGCGAGTTGGCCGAGTATCGAGAGCGCGACGGCCACCCATGCGGCCAGCGCGATACGCGGCGCCGTGAAGCCGGGGAGGGCGCCGGCGTGCCCGAGGAGCAGGATGGCGCCGAACAAGAAGTACCCGAGGACGTACCGCGGGGGCACGCGGCGTTCGGTCACGAACTGTAGGTACACGGCGATAGCGACCCCGAGACCGCCGCCGACGGCGCCGAGGGCGCTGAGAGGCGCGGCGTGGGCCATGCCGTGCATGTCAGTCCGACCTCACGTAATCGTTTGGGTCCGCGAGCGATACGCCTGTGCCGTCGTGCGGGTTACTCGTCATCTTTTTTAACCTCTAATCGGAGCGGGATATAGTGCTTGGCGATGTCGACGCCGAGGAGCGCCCCCGCGAGCGAGATGAGCAGGAGCAACCGCCCCTCCGCTATCATGGCGTCCGTGAAGGTCTCGCCGACGACGAGCCCGAGAATCACGACGATGACGAGCCCGCCCGACACGGTGCGGACGAGCCGGATCGGTGTTGGCTGTCCGTCGGCACCCACATCGCCGTCGTCGTCGGGCATCAACAACCCGGACGGCCCCCGTCGGGAAAGACGTTTGGGAGGGATTACGCGGCGCCGCGCGGCACCGTTACAGGGCGTCCGTGTTCCGGTCGGTGTCGCCGCGGAGCGCCGCCACGGCATCGACGAGGCTCGGATCGAGGTCGAATCGGAGGACGCCGCGGGCGGCCCCCTCCCGCTCGGCGTACGTGACCTCCTCGAGCGGCACCTCGTCGGTCGTGCCGTCGAACCACGTCACGGGATACGTAAAGCCCGGGCGGACGCTCGTGCTGACGACCTCGAGCTTGCCCTTCCGCTCGTCGGCCGTCACCCGGTCGCCGAGCTCCGACCGCGCCGCCGAGTTCACGTCCGCTTGCGTCGACAGCGACGGGTCAGTCACGTCGGCGTGGACGACCATCCCGACGGCTGAGATCGCCGCCTCGTCCCGGATGGTCCGGGTCGGTCGCTCGCCGGTCTCGGGGTCGGTTTGCCCCCGGACCGTCACCTCGTTGGCGTAGCCCCGCCCCGAGACCGTCCGCGCTCGGTTGCGGATCGTCACGTCGAGGTCGTTCCGCGTCGCGTCGCCCGACCGGAACGACGTGGCGCCGCGTGCATCCGGCTCGTGTTCCATCGAAAACCGCATCGAGGCGAACTCGTGGAGCCGTATGAGGTTTCGCAGGTGGTCGCCCTCGAAGGTCTTTTGCTCGATCAGCGCCACGTCGTTGCCGTCGTACAGCAGGTCCCAATCCGTCACTTCCTGCCCCTCGAAGCCCGTCCGCGGGGTTTCGGTATCGCGGGTCACGTCGCGCCGCCCGAGGTCGACGCGGCCCTGTATGTTGGTCCCCGACTCGTTGCCGAACTCGGTCGAGACGCTCTCGGTATCCTGCTCCGAGCCGTCGTTTGGAAACCACGTTTGCCCGGAGAGCCGCGCCTGAAGTGCGTTCGGCGTCTCGGTCGCGTCGGCGAGCGTGGCCGCGAGGTCGCCGGCGGTGATGTTCCACGGCGTCGTCACCTCGATGAAGCGCGCGACGACGCTCGGCGGGTAGTCCTGCGGGCCGTCGAGATAGCCGTCGGCGACGTGCACGCTGTCGTCGAAATCGTAGGAGTACCGGTTGTCGTAGACGTTGAAGCCGTCGACAACCACGTCATCGTCGCCGACCGCATCGGTGCAGTCGATTTTTACGGTGACCGACTCCCCCGCCTGAAGGTCTGAGCTAATCCCAAAGATGGAATTGTACCATCGCAGGTTGTTTGAGAGCAGGTCGGTGCCGATGCTTTCCATCACTTCGCCGTCGACCACAATGTCGAACCCGTTGTGACCGTTCCGGGCGTCGATGCGGAGGCCGACCGCCACCTGAGCCCCCGGCACTCGATACTCCGGCGTATAGCTGAACTGCGTGCTCTCGGATACGTCGGCGAGCGTCGCCGCCGTCCCGCCTGAGTAATCCGAGTCCGACCGCGTGCCGAACCCGCCGCTTCCGTTCTCGCCCTCTTGGAACTTCGAGGTCTGTGCGAGCTTCAGCCGGCCCGCGTCGGCAAACATCGGCCGCGTGTCGGGCACGTCGAGAATGTCGGCGAAGGCGTCCGCACTCGGCGCATCTTGCGCCTCCTCGCCCGAAACCCGCGTGTTGGCCGACGGCGCTACCACGTCGACGTTCTCGGCGAGCAGGTCGATGCTGTCGATGCGCGCAACGTTGCCGGGGTCGGCGGCGAGCTCGAGCTTCAGGTCGGTGGCGTTTCCGGCCGTGGCGAGCTCGCGGCCGACCGTCTCGCCGGCGATATAGAGCGAGAACGTGTCGGCGGCCTCGTCGGCGAGCAGGTCGAGGCGCTGATAGTCGCCCGAGACCGCCACGCCGGCATCGCGCCATGCCGAGGCCGTCTCCGAGTAATACTCCCACGAGCCGGCGTTGGCCCGCACGCGGACCGGCGCGTCTTCCGACGGCGTGATGAGCGCGAATCGCACGGTGTCGGTCGTCGGCACCTGTGCGTAGAATCGCGCGCCGGTGCCGTTGCCGCCCGTCGTCGTATCGAGATAGACGTTTGCCTCGAAGGCCGCTCCCGAGGTGTCGAGCGTCCCGTGATAAGCACCCTCGTAGGGGTCCTGTCGCTCGGCTGAGAAGTACCCCGTGGTGCCGGCCCACCCGGATATGTTGCCGTCCTCGAAGCCGTCCTCGAGGGCCGTCGGCCACCAATACCGTGCCCAATAGTCCCAAATCGCCCGATGCGCCGGGATTGACGAGTACGTGCTTGACGACTCGCCGTTCTTGAGCTCGTAGGCGATGCCGCGGCCCGATACCGTGGTTTCGCCGGCCTGCTCGTCGGTCATCACCGTCTCGAGGAACCCCCGAAAGAGAAACTCCGAGTCGTGCTCGAGATGGACCTCCCGGTACAGGCGGTCCTCGAGCGACGGCTCGAACGGAACCCGGGCTTGGTAGTTACCGACGCCGGTATGCGTCCGCGAAAAGTCGACGAACCGCAGGTCGTCGGCGTCGAACGACTGCTCCTCGGCTGTGCCCGGCGCGACGGTGAGCGAGTACGCCATGCGACGAAGAGGATTACAGCGTCACGTCGTCGGTCTCGTCGGCGGTCTCGACCTCGGTCCATCCCTCCGAGTGGACCTTTACGCCGTCGAGGCTCTCGACCATGGTCGACGCGAATCCCTCGAGTTCGGCGTCCAGGTACTCATCGAGCGTGCCGGGGAGTTCGAGGCGGAGCTCCTCGTCGCCTACCCGGACCCGGCGTACTTCTTCCCACCCCGCGAGCGGTGAGGTCGCCCCCGTCGGCACGTCCCCCGCGTTGTCCTTGAGTGCCGCTATCACGGGCGGGTCCTCGCGTGTCTCGGATGGGAGCCGCGCCATGCCGTTGGGGACGAGTCGGAGTCGAATCATAGCGTCGTCACCGCGCCGTCTTCAAGCGGATTCCCTCTCAGGCCGTCAAGTTCTTCATTAATGTAATTCCGCATGTAGCTCAGGCGTGCCTGCGTATTTTCGCCCTCGGATTTCACCAATACGCGACCTTTTTGACCGTCGGTTCCGTCGGGGCGCTCATATGTTTGATGCTGAAAATTGGCAGTTGACGCTATCGTAATGCGGGTGACCACGTTAGACATGTCGGCGCGGATAATCACCCCGCTAAACTTAGTGTGCGGGGCGGCGTTGATATTCGTCCTTATCTGTTGGTTGAGTTTCACATCACCCGAAATCAGGTCGACCTCCGCCTGTTCTTCGACGCCGACCCACATTTCGCCTGTCTCGTTTGTTTCGTCGTAGTTCCACACTGTTGCACAGATAAGAACTGACGCCATCGCTCCCCTACTGAGCCTATCCGACCCGAAGTTGACCTCGGCAGTATCGCCGTCATTGATCGCTTCCAGTACGGTCTGATTTCCTCCCGTAGTGACGGCGCCATCTCCGGTAGTTGCCGAAATCGCCTTTTCCGGGAATGTCACCCCGAAATAAGCGTCGTCACCGATGTAACCTCCGTTATACTGTACGTTCTCAAGTGATGGTTTCGGTGTATATGTCATCTGTCAGTAAACCTCCCAATCGTCTTGTCCGTTATGATACACGAGTGTCACGCTTTGGCGGGGTTGGTCGAGCTGAATGCTCGACTCGCCCGCCACCGTCGCCGTTCCCTCCGTCGCTATCGTCGTCGTTCCGTCGCCGATGTTCTTGACGTTGGTCTCTCGCTCGTCCACGGCGTCGGCGGTTGCGATCGTAATGGTCACGTCGCCGTTACTTGTGTCGACGCGATAGTGACTCGAGCCGTCGGTTGTCGCGTCCGCCGCGACCGAATCTCGGTCGACCTGCCGGGAGACGCCCTCGCCGTAGTCGGGGTCGCCGACCATGGTGGCCCCGTCGAGGGTCGCTCCGGCGTCGAACGTGTGCGTGCCCGTCCACGTCGGCGTGATGCCTTGGTCTATCTCGTTCACCCCCACCGCGTCGGCGAGTATTTTGGCCGCCGTCACGGCGTCGGGAGCGATGTCGGCGGTGTCGACCGCCCCGTCGCTGATTTCCGTACCTGTCACCGCGCCGGCCGCTATCTCGCCCGTTCCGACCGCGCCGCCGGCGATCTCACTCCTCGTCACGGCGTCGGCAAGTATCTTTGCCGCTGTCACCGCATCGGCCGCGAGCTTGGGCGTGTCAACCGCCCCGTCAGCGAGTTCGCCTGTCCCTACGGACCCGGTGGTGATTTCCGTCGCCGTCACCGCGTCGGTGGCGAGCTCGGACGTGTCGACGGCGTTAGCGAGTATCTTTGCCGCCGTCACCGCATCGGCCGCAAGGTCGGCGGTGTCGACCGTTCCATCGGCGATTTCTGCGGAGGTCACGCCGCCGGGTGCGAGGTCCGCAGTATCGACCGCGCCGTCAGCGATCTCCGTCCCGGTCACGGCTCCGGCGGCGATTTCGCCGCTCTCGACGGCGGCGTCGGCTATCTCGGCTGAACCCACCGCCTCAGCGGCGATGCTCGCCGACGCCACGAGCCCGGGGCCGATGCGCTCGTTGCCGTAGTCGTAGACCGTGTTGGTCTGGTTGTCCTCGAGCGCCCCTTCGAGCGTGAGCAGATCGCCGATGGTGAGGTCGACCACGCTCACCGACTCGAGACTCACGTCCTCGACGTTGATGCGCCGGTCGGCAATGTCCGATGCCGAGAGCGCGCCGGCCCCCGCCGGCACCCACACCTCGGCAAGCACCACCGCGTCGGTCCCCCGCAGGTCCGGCGGTTGCGGGTGATGCGTGTCCCGTCGGTTGTTCCCGGCCGGTTGGGCGGGCTCGGGCGTCCCCTCAACGACTTGGGCGTTGCCGTTGCCGTCGACGTAGACGACCGACTTTCGCGGGTTGGTCTTGTCGGTGGTGACGCTCACGGTCTGATTGGCGACGCCCACCGGCGACCCGTCGAATACGACCTCGCCGGCCGCCACGTCGAGGTCGAGCCCGCCGGCGCTCGACACCGCGCACCCGCCACCTGCGGAGAACCGGACGCCGAACCCGAGAAGCGCCTTCAGTATCTCGTTGATGTCGAGTGCTTGAGCGCCCTCGTCGTTTTGTATCTCGATTGGCATGTCTCCCTCTCGCCCCGAGTCGGGGGCGCGTCTTACTTCGGGTATGCGGCCGGCGGTTGATAGTCGTTCGGGTCCCCGCCGCGGTGCCGCGTTGGCCCGCGCGGCGCCCCGGTCCGCTGTCGTTCGTCGAGCCGCCCGGGTCATGCCTCGAACTCGGTTTTGACCGCCGCCCGGTCGTCGTACTCCCGGAGCTCCGCGAGCACGAATACCTCGAGCGTCACCTCGAAGCCCGTCAGGCTCGGGAGCGTGCCGTCTGAGCCGCCGGTAATAACGCCCCACAGGCCGGGCACCCGGTGCTCGTCGCGGAGGTCCACTGACGGCACGAGGGCGACGAGCGTCGAGTCGATGTCGGCCCGCGACGGGAGCTGTTCTCGATACCACGGGACCGACGTGATAGTCGTGCCGGTCGCGTTTGCGCCGGCCCAATCGAGGTATTCCCGGGCCGCCCGATAGCGGTCAAACGCCCCGTCGCCGGTGCCGCCGTCGTAGACCTCACCGCCCCACAGCGCGTTCCCGTACCGGAACCCGCCGCTCCCTATCGAGTAGGTGCCGGGGTCGAACGCGAAGGTGAACGAGCGGGACTCCCCGCGGCGGTATTCGGGCACTTCGTCGAGGAGCGCGTCGCTGATAACGTCGCCGAAGGCTTCGGTGCGGATGCGCCACGAGATGTCGGTGGCGCTCATATCTCCCTCCGTTGCTCACGGCGCTCGAGCTGGCGGTTCAGTCGCCCGAGTTGGTCCTCGACCTCGACGCTGACGATCTCTTGGAGGGCTTGGGCGAACATCCCGCCGCCCTGCGGCATCGACACGTCGACGGTCACGCGGGCCTGTGCGGCGCCGCCCGCGGCCCCGAGTTCGTCGAGGCGGTCGAGCGGGACGACGGTCTCGGGGCCGCGCTCAGCGGTCATCTCGTCGAGCCGGTCGAGGGGCACAACCGCCTCGGGACCCTGCTCGCCGGCCATGACGAGACTCGCGTCCTGTACGATACCCCCCTCGGCGAGCGCCGGGATGCGGATGGTCTCGCCGCCGAACACCTGCTGGCCCTGCACCGACACCGCGCCGATGCTCTCCTCGAACGGCAGGCCGAGCGCGTCGTTGATCGCCGCGCGGATTGCGGTGCCGATAGCTTCGGCCGCCTCGACCACCGCCGCCCCCACGTCCTCCGCCCACGAGCGCACGTCGTCGAGCAGGTCGCTCAGCGCCGTGCTGAACGCACTCGTCACCGTGCCCCACATGTCCCGGATGCCACGCACAAAGCCGTCTGTGAGGCCGTCGAGCCACGAGAGCAGGCGCCCGCCCCATCCCTCCGCGAACCCGAACACCCGGTCGAACGTCCGGGTCCACAGCCCGAGCAGGATGTCGAGCGCCTCGCCCCAATCACCGCGGAGAAGCGCGAGAAAGATGCGGAACGTCGAGATGAGCGAGTCGAGGGCGGTCACAACGACGACCCGGAGCGTGTCGAACACGAACTCGAGGACGGCGAGTATCTCATCGCCGAACAGTTCCCACAGCGGCATCACGAAGTCGACGAACGCGCGGAACCGGGCCGCGAGGACGTTGAACGTCTCGAGCGTCTCGGTCACGAGCTCAGCGAAGTGCGTCTCATAGAGGCCCGCGAGCGACTCTAAGAACGGGAGCATGATGCGGTTCAGCACGAACTCGGCAAGCCGGCGGAACACGCCCACAACGGCGCCGACGGCCGCTCGGACGTTCTGAAGGACCTCCTCGCCGTGTTCGCTCCACGCCTCTTGTATCCCGCCGACGGTCGCCTCGACGATGGTCATGAGGGCCTCCCGGACCGCCTCGAACTCGTCGCGGAGCTCGTCGAGCGCCCCCATCACGGTATCTCGAATCCCGAGAAAGTTGGTCGTCCACGCCGCCGCGATAGCCGCCGCGGCCCCGAAGAGGGCGGCCGCCGGCCCGGAGACGAACGCCGCGATCGCCGCCGCGAGCCCGCCGACCGCAAGGCCGGCGAGCCCGAGCGCGGTCGCCATGCCGTCGGTCCGCTCGGTCACGGTGGCGAGTGGGTCGAGTATCTTGTTGAACCCCCCCAGCAGGTCGTTGAACGCCGGGAGCAGGGCGTCGCCGGTCGTGATAGCGACGTTCTTCAGGCGGTTCCGAAGCAACTGCATCTGCGAGTCGGTCGTGTCCTGCACCTTGTTGAACTCCCGCTGAAGCGAGCTCGCCTCGTCGAAGGACTCCCCGGAGAGTGCGACCGCGTTGTCGACGCCCTCGAGGTTCTGTGCGAGACCGGCCGCCGCCTGTTGACTCGCCGAGGACAGCTCGCGTCGGAAGGCGTCGGCCTGCTCGCCCCCCTCCCCCATGGCCTCCGCTATCGCGCGGATGAGCACGAGCGGCGACTCGTCGCGCATGGTCTCGAACTCCTCGGCGAAGGCGTCGCGGGTCTGCTCGACGGCGGCCTGTTGCTCTTCGACGGCCGCCTTCTGCTCCTCGCGCTCGTCTTTTAGGTCCTCTTGGGCGTCCTTATTCTTCAGTTGCTCGAGCCGGAACTCCTCGTTCTCGGTGCGAAGCTCCTCGATTTGCGCCTTTTCCTCTTCGGTGAGGTCGCGGCCCTCCTTCCGAGCCTCGAGCCGTATCTCTTTGATTTTGATGCGGTTGTCCCGGATGCTGTCACCGAGCTCCTCGTGAGCGTCCGAGAGGCCCTGAAGCTCGTCGTTGGTCTCACGGAGTTGGTCTTGATACCGGGTGAGTTCGGCGCTTTGGTCGGCAAATTGCATCCGCAGGTCGATGCCGCGCTCGGTGAGGCCGGCGAACGACTCGGTGGTGTCGAGCACGGCGTCGGAGAGCGACCGGAGCTTATCGGGGTTCAGCAACTCTTGCCCGAGGCGGCGGAGTCGCGTGCCGGCGCGGCGGCTCGACTCGGACACCTCGTTGATCGCCGCCGAGAGGCCCGCTATCTCGGTCTGTTGTAGTCCGAGTTGCGAGAGCGCGGCCGACGACCGGAGCATGGCATCGACGATCTCGCTCTGTGAGGTAGCGAAGTTATTGCCGAGGGAGTTCACGGCGGCGCCGAGGTTCTCGATCTGCTCGATAGGCGTGTTGGTGAGCTCCGAAAGCCGGGCGAGCGCCTCCCCCGCCTCGCCCGCGGCGAGGTCCGTCGCCACGGCCATCCGGGAGACAGTCTCGGTAAACCGTCGGACGTTTTCGGTTCCCTCGACTCCGAACCGCGCGGCGTCGGCCGCGAGCCCGGCGAGCTCCTCTTGGGCGAGCGGTATCTCCTCGGCGAGGCTCATTATCTCGCCGCGGAGGTTGCCGGCGACCTCCTCGTTCGAGACCCGCTCGACCTCGACCATGGCGGTCTCGAACTCTCGGGCCGCGCCGATAGCGGCCGCCATGCCGCCGGCGGCCAGCGCCGACAGCGCCGCCCCGGCGGCGCCGACGGCCGCCCCGAACGAGAGCAGGCCCGCCTTCGAGCCGGCCATCGCGGAGTTGAACCCCTCGACGCCGCTCGATTGGACCTGCACCTCCACCGACCGTTCCATCCCCGGCGTAAACGCCATGGGCTACCGGCCTCCCGAGCCGCGCCGCATCGTCGTGTGGCCGGCCTCGCCGCGGTCCATGCGGTCGGCATAGTCCTCGAGGAGCGCCTCGTCGGACTCGCGCGGGACCACGCGGCCCCGCAGGTCGGTCTCGTCGTCGGTCGCCGCGCTTCGTTTCCGCTCTCGTATGAGTTCCATGATTTCGGTGTCAACGCGTTTGCCCTCGAGGAGCCGCCGAATCTCCGGCAGGGTGAGGTCCTGAAGCGACGGGTCTCCCGTATAGGAGTACCCTAAGTCGTGGAGGACGTACTCGGCCCTCGCCCTCAGTTGCCACCGCTCATATTTCCCTCGACGATCTCCCGAATCTCGTCGCTCTCGCCGACCATCCCCATGGTCATGTCGAAGCCGCTCGCGTCCATGAGGACCTTGAGAAGCGGGTCGAGACCGTACGCCTGCATGTCGTCGAGGCTGTCGAGTCTCGAGAAATCCGGCTGTTCGTAAAACTCCTCGAGCAGGGCGAGGAGCTCGTCGTCGTCGAGGCCCCGCGGGTCGCCGTGGTCCGGGAGGAACTCGTTGGCCTCCCCCTGCGTGAGCGGCCGCACCTCGACCCACATGTCGCGGCCCGGGAGCTTCTCGGTCACGGGGAGAATCTCATCGTCGGCGCCGCGCTCGACGGCGAAGTCCTCGACCGTGGCGAGGGCGTCCTCGGGTATCTCGCCGTCGGGGGGTCCGGCCTCGCCCTCGTCGTCGGCCGGGTCGGTGCCGTTGTGCTCGCGCTCGTGTTGGTTAGACTCGCTCATGGGTGCTAGGCGTCGATAGTCACGTCCTCGCCGCGGAACGTGTTGTCGAGGCTCATCGCGGCCTCGCCCTCGCTTTTGTCGACGCCCGGCACGTCGGGGAGGGTCGCGTTGTTGGCTTGCAGGTTGCCGCCGTCCATCCTCCACCGGACGTTCGCGCCGGCCACGCCGAGGGCCTCGTCGGCCTGCTGAACGCTCTCGGTCGGGCCGACGATGGTTGCCGTCGTCTCGACGGTCCGGTCGCCCGCCGAGATACCCATGGCAAGCGTGCCGATGCGCTCGCGGGTATCGAGTTCGGTCGAGACCGTGAACTCGACGGAGTTGATCTCGAAGGCGATGCGCTCGCCGACCGGCCGCTCGATGCTGTCGTCGAGGATGGTCTCATAGGGCGACGCGAGCGCCCCGGCGTGCGACCCGCCCCCGACCGACGGCGTGCCGAGGTCGCCTTCGACGCCGCCGTAGTGGTCCGAGCCCCGGATGACGGCGATGGCCTCGCCGGTGCCGTTGTCGACGACCGTCACCGGGCCGTCCACGTCCCGCGAGAGGTCGACGGCCTCGAGCTCGTCGTAGGCGACCACGGTGGTCGAGGAGCCGCCGGCGGCCACCGTGAGCTGGTTGCTGGTCGAGCCGTCCGCGTTGGCGAGCGTCACGTCGACGCTCCGCGTGCCGTCGTTGTGAACCGTGAGCGTGCCGTCGGGTTGGTCGATCTGATACTCTCGGACTTTCTGGAACTGATAGCTCAGCTCGACCGTGACGGGTTGCTCCGAGCCGGGATCGCCGGAGAACGTCACCTCGTCGATGTAGCCGCCGATGCCGACGAGCATCAGGTAGGTGTCCTTCGTCGTCGGGTTGCCCGACGAGTAGCCGGTCTCCGCGTAGGCGTCGACCGTCTCGTCGGCCGGCACGCCCTCGTTGACCTCCCGGACGAGCACCGAGTGGGTATTCGGCAGATCGTTGTTGCTGTCGCGGGCCACCCCGTCGTAGGCGGCGTCGTTGGGGTTGCCGCCCCCGTCTGTGAGCCACCGCTGAAGGTCGTACTCGACCGTCAGCTCGTGCTCCTCGGGTCCTTTGTGGAACGTGTGGATGTCGGGGCCGCCGATACCGCGGCGCTCGTTGACGCCCGGCGACGGCGACCACGAGAGGCCGGTGATGTTCATGCTGTACAGCTCGAACGCCGGGCTCGTCGGGAAGTCGCCGCGCGTGACTTCCCGGACGAACTCGACGCGTTGGGACCGGATTGCGCCTTCGTTTGACATGGTTGTGAGTTAGTCGCTCCGCTCGTCGTCGACGATGGTGATGTCGGGCCGGTGCTCCGCGAGGTACTCGCCGACTTCGGCGCGGACGCGGGCCGTGTTGTCGTCGCCGAACGTCACCGGGTTGCCGTCGTTGCGGCGGCGGACCTCGGTGTCGCCGACGGCGGCGAGGTCGTCGTTGTCGGTCTCGATTATCATGGGTCGGGGTGCTCGTCCGACTCCGAGAAGGGGGCTCCTACCGCGGTCGATGCGGGCCTGCACGGCGCCGCGGTCATCGGTGGCCTCTCGGGGTCGTTCCGAGCGGGGTTCACGGTGTTCGGTGTTGCCCGGCCCCGTGGAGCCGGTTGCCTCACACTCTCGCCCCGAGGGGGTTAACTCTACCGCCGTCCCACGCGGCCCCACGCGGCCCGGTGCGGCTCCGACGAGCGCCGCGCATATCACATTCCTGAGCATGGACGGCCGTCGCACCCGACGAATCACTTATAAACCCCCCGAAACCGCGCTTCGGCCCGATTTGTGGCGTGTTGAGGGTTCTACCGGCCGATTTAATTCTAATCTGCCGCGAGGGGTAGCGGTCGGCCGGCCCTCGGAACAGCACACGCGGCACCTCAGCGCCGCTCAACGGATGCCATATCTCGCCCGGCGAGATACGGAAACGGCGTTGTATCACGTTCCGTATGTATCGCCGGGCGGCGTCGACTATCCTCCGGGGCGGATTTGAACCGCCGTCGCCGGGTTGCTTCTCCCTCGCAGGGTACGCGCAGAGCCGCCTGCGAGGAGATTCAAAGCCCGGCAGGATTGGCCGGCTACCCCACCGGAGTCCATTGATGCCGCCGCTTCACGGCCGGTCGAGATACTCGTACCGCACCTCACACCGATAGCGGTACACAATCGGGTCCTCATCGGCGTCGGGTTCCTCCGGCAGGAACTCGCGGCCGAGCCACGAGATGTATCGGTAGTGCTCGGCGGTGAGGCCCCCCACGTTGAACGCGTGTTGCCCGGGGTCGAGGTTGGCCCGGACGATGCGCTTGCACTCCGATGAGAGCGCCTTCGAGAGGCCCTTCGGGTTGTCCATGCCGGTCGCGGTTGCCTCGGTGAGCGGCCGCGTCGTCCATGTGTTCAGCGCGACGGTGCCGCGGGTCGTCGCCGTCGGCCCCGAGCCGTCCGGCTCGATGCCGGAGAACCCGGTCGGGTTCAGCGGGCTCTCCTCGTCGCCCGAGACCGTCACCTGTGGCCCTGCGAGGTCCGAGTCCCGCCACCCGGTGTTCCGCTTCGGCGTCACGTCGTACACGTTCGCGGCGTTCCACTCGTCGACGAGCAGTTCTTTGAGCACGAGCTTCGGGTCGTCGATGGTCGTCACGCTCGGACCACTCCGAGCGCCGCAAGGCCGTTCTGCTCGTAGAGCACGCGATGCACGCGGTACCGCTCGCCGACCCCCGTCGTCGAGTAGGTCGCCGAGCCCCACAGGTCGTTGCCGTACCGAAACCCGAGAACCTCGCCCTCAGTCTCGACGACGCTCGGCGGGCCGTCGCTTTCGGTCCCACGCGCCGCTGAGACGCCATCATGGTCCGTCGGAAGGTACACGACGGCCGTGTAGTCCGAGACCGTGCGCCCGGCGTCTCGCCCCGTTGTGCCGCCGCTGTTGAACTCGAGGAGCGCCGGGACCTGCGAGTGCGGCGACCCCCCGCGTAGAACCTTCGCCTCGTCGCCGTAGGCATCCGCCGCCCCGAACTCGTAGTGTCGGAGCGTCACGGGTTGGCCGTACCGGCGGACGTGAGCTCGGGCCGTCCCCTTCAGCGCGCTCGGGACCGGCATCTATGGTTGTCCCCCGGCCGGGAACGCCTCGATAGAGTTCTGTAAGTTCCCGGTGTCGACCGGCGCTTTCCGGGTCGCCTTCGCCTCGATCTCGAGCGCGAGGAGCCGCACCATATCGGAGACCGAGCTGGCCTGTCCCTCGATCTGCTGGAAGTCGGTTCGCATCACCTCTTTCGCCGCCGGGAAGAGGTACGGCTGTGCCGCCATGTTCGAGGTCCCGAGTTCGACGTAAACGCCGTACTCCGCGCCGACGACGACGATCCACTTCTCGTCTGAGCTGTAACCGCCTTTGAGCTCGTCGAACATCTCGACGGCGGCGCCGAGGCCGACCGCGCTCATGCCGAGCCCCGCCATGTCAGACTCCGTAGGTCTCGAACACGAACGGGTCCTCGGTCGCCTCCTCGTCCTCCTCGCCCGCCTCGAGGTTGCCCGTGTCGTCGAGCGAGAGTGCCCGCCGGCCGTACCGGGTCTCCGAGAGGTCGGCCGCCTGAGCGTCCGGCTCGTCGACGCCCTCGTAGGTGTTGGTGATGGGGCCGACCTCGGTTTTGCTCTCGGTCGGGTTCTGTGCCGCGAGGTTGTGGCAGGCGACGAGAAGCGTGATGCGGGCGAGTTGGTCGCCGGCGAACGCGCTCGCCTCAAGGCGGTTGCTCACGAGGTCCTCGGCGGCGTCGATCCAGAGCTGGATGGCCTCGGTCGGCGCCTCCTCGCCGTCGTATATCGTCCGCACGTCGGCCGGGTCGACGCCGTTCGAGAGGTCGATCATGCGGTGTTAGTCCTCGGCTCGGTCGGCGAGTTCCGCCCGGAGTCGGTCGGCCCCCCAGTTCCCGTTCACGTCCTCGAAGCGTGAGGACGCCGAGCGGAGGTCGTTGTAGTCAGCCGCCTCGACCCACGCCTCCGTCAGGGGGTCCGGCGCCGGTCCGGTCGTGTCGGGGGCCTCCTCGTCGCCCTCCTCGTCGGCCGCGTCGCCGTCGCCCTCGTCGGCGGGCTCGGGATCGGTCTCCGTCTCGGTCTCGGCGGTCTCGGCGGTCCCGTCGCGGTCGGCGTCGGGGTCGGTGATGCGCTGGAAGCGGTCGCCGAACGCCTCGAGCTCGGCGTCGGTCGGGGTGATGCGGTCGCCGGGCTCAAACGTCTCGACGGAGCCCGGGCCGTCGGTGCCTCGGTGGTGCTCTTTCCGTACGACGCGGTGGGTGTGGTCGTCGCCCATGGTCGTGCTAAACGCGCGAAGGGACCTAAAGGTGTGGTGGCCCTTACGAGAGCAGGTTGGTCTGGTGGAGCACGCCGCTTTGCCCGCCGTCGTCGCTCTTGACGACCGGCGTGATGGACGCCATGACCTTCATGTGCGTCGTGAAGCCGTCGTCACTCGCCCACTCGACGTTTTGGATGTCGGAGGCGACGGCGAGCTCCATCACGTCCTCGACGGGCTTCAGCATGATGCCCTCCTCGTCGTCGAGCGTCGGCGCGTTGACGAACTCGACGAAACCGAACTCGTCACGGAGCCGCTCGAGGAGGCCGCGCTCTTGATCGGTGCCGGTGTCCCGGCGCCGCAGGGCTTGGAAGGCGCCGCGCCCGAGGAAGTAGAGGAATCCCGAGTTTCCGGGGCCGTACTCATCGTTTTCGAGTATCTCCACGCCGTCGAGGATGTCGCCCCGCACGGCGTCACTCGACGTGCCCCCGTAGTCGCTCCAGTTCGCCGTGTTGGACTGGGTGTTGCGGTCGGGATGGGTCGTGAGCCCGTAGGCTTGGTAGCCCTCGACGCTCGACCCCCATCCGTTGATGGCGAGGCTGTCGAGCCGTTCCATCACGGACCGGGCCGCCTTCGTCTGGTTTTGCGTGTCGAGCGCCTGTCCCTGATTCCGTGAGGCGAGGAGCATCCGGTAGGGGATCGAGAACGACTTGTGGACGATGGGGAGCGGCGTGCCGTGCAGGGTAAACGTCGAGGCGTCCTCGGTGTCGCCCTGCTCGGCGGCCATCGAGATTTCGGCATCGCCGAACTCGTTGGTGGTTTGCCACTCGTGGATGAGCGTCGAGAGGTCCTCGTTGATGGTGAGGCCGGCCTCTCGCAGGCGGTCGACCACGACGAGCTCCTCTTGGGCGACCTCGATGAGATTCTCGTCGAGGGTGATCCACTCGTCCTTCTCGAGTTGCGCGTTGGCGCGGAACTGGGCGACCTCGGCGGCCGCGTTGGCCGCCATGGCCTCGGTGCCCTGCTCGACCGCGGCCGCGAGCCGGGCTTGAGCCTCGAACTGACCGAAGCCGTGCCCGCCGACGAGCGAGCCCGCCGGGTCCGTGTTCGCGGCGGGCGCCGTTGCGGCGGCCGCGCCACCGTCGGTCATCACCCGCCGACCGTGCACCGTCTCGTAGAGTGTTGGATCGTCGTCCGTCATGCGATTCGCACCACCTGGATGTGGGTTTGGTTCTCGACGCCACCCGCGGCGCCCGAGTTGTCGACGCTCTCGAGCGCCATGTAGAGCGCGCCGTCGGGGTCGCTCGTCGTATCGACCGAGTGCGTCGCAAGGGCGCCCTCGTTGACCTCCTTGAGCGTGTCCCCCTCCGACACGTCAGCGTTGCCCGCGCTCGTCAGGTCGCCGCCCGCCGCGAGCCGCGCGTCGACCCGGCCGCCGACCGGCACGAAGTACGCCCGAACGCGCTCGCCGACCGTCCCGGCAGTCGCGTCCTCGCCCTTCTCGAGACCGGGGTTGAACGGCAGGCCGGCGACGAGTGACCGGCCGACACCGGCCTCGTCGCTCGACTTGATGTAGTCGCCCGCGCCGTCGAGCTCGAGGACGTGCCCGGGCCACACGTCGACTTCGCCGGCGTCGCCCTCGTACTCGACGAACGGCGCCTCACCGTGGTTCAGGAGTACGGCGTCGTTCGCCACGGTTAGTCATCCCCCTCGGCCGCGGTGAGCGCCCCCACGCTGTCGGCGTACTCGTCGGCCTCGTCGTCATCGCTCGGAGCCGACGCGGCGCCGCCCTGTCCCACGTAGTTGACGCGGTTGCCCTGCGGCCCCGCCGCGGTCGGCTCGGGGTCCTCGGGCACCACGCGCTCGTGAAGCGTCTCGACGGCCTCCTCGGGGAGCTCCTCGAGGTCCTCGTCGGTGAGGTCCGAGTGGGTGACGACCTGCTCCCGCAGGGCCGCGGTCTGCTCCTCGCGGAGCGCCTCGACCTCTTCGGTGAGGGTGTCGACCTGCTCGCGGAGCGCCTCGGTATCGGCATCCGTGCCGTCGCCGTCGGTGCTGTTGTTGTTCGTCCCGGTGCCGCCGTCGGTGCCCGAGCCGCCGCCGTCGCCGCCGTCCGGGGGCTCGACGGACTCGGCGAGCGTGGCGAGGTCGCCCTCGTCCCACTCCCGGAGTGCGTCGGCCTCGAACGCCGTGCGCTCGGCGAGCGCCTCGGGCTCGATGTCGTTGTGCATAGCTGGTAGAACTGCGTTCGCGGTCGCGGCGTCGGGGAAGCCGTCGAGGACCGTCAGCGTGTCCGTATCCGTCCGGTGCGCCACCATGGTTCCCGAGGGCGCCCACTCGCCATCGTCGTCCGGTCGGTACACCTCGATAAGCGCCGCGGGCGGGTTGATCGGCCCGCCGTCGCCGTCGATTTCGCTGTCGAACGGCTCGGCGTCCTCGCTCTCGCGGAGCTCCTCGACGACGCCGTAAGCGTCGCCGCCCGACGCGCTCCACGTCACCACGTCGCCTTGCGACTGATTTGCGTGCATGGTACTGTGACACTCGTGACAGGTGCCGGCCTCGGCGCCGGCCGCGGTCGTGGTCTCGGCGCCGGCGCCGTCGGTGCCCGGACCGTCCTCGATGCCGAGCGTGTGCTTGACCGTCGCCCACAGGCCGCCGTCGGTCGCCGTTCCCGCCGCTCGCATCGCCGGCGGGAGGTCGCTGTTGGCCGCTCGCGGCGTCCCGCATCCGTCGGCCCACGAGCAGGCCCCGCGCTCGTTCGGCAAGAGCGCGAGATGGTCCGGCATCACGTTGGTTTGGACCTGCTCGTACGGCTCGCCCTCGTGGCGGCCTGAGCGCCGCGTCGGGCGGTGAAAGTAGCCGGTCGACACGTCGAGCGGGTCGCCCTGTGCGACGGCGCGGATCGCCTCGGCGGCCTGCGAGCCGAGCGCCTCGGCTCGCGCCACGTCGACCCACGCCTCGCCGACGAGCCCCCGCGCCGACATTTGCCCGTCGTCGGTCGGGAGGTCCGTGCGGGTCTCGACGTTCCGCAGGTGGCCGCCGTGCATCTCCTCGATGTACGGGGCCTGATTCGCCGAGACGAACTCGGGCTCACCGTCGCCGTTGGTCTCAACCGGATGGCCGCTCACGCCGTCCTCGGGCGCGAGCGTGGCCGCCTCGGTGCCCGCCGCGGGCGGGAGCGTCACCGGGCGACCGTTCCAGCCCGAGACCGAGGCTTGGATGGCCTCGAACGACAGGAAACCGCCGTTGAGGACGCCCTCGCGGACGAGGACGACCGGCGCCACGAGCCACTCGCGGCCGCGCTCGGTCTCGACACGCACCTCGTCACCGTCGGGCTCGACCTCGTTCGCAACGAATCGGGGGCCGGCGCCGCCGGCGTCCGTATTGAATCTCATGTGGCGGGTCCGACCGCGGCGCGGGCCGCGGTTGTCCGAATACGGCGGCGCCGCGTCTTAATAGTTGCCCTCGCATTACGCGGCGCCGCGCGGCCCGACGCGGCGACCCGGACCGAAAGCCTTATATCGCTCGACGATATACTATGTAGTACGGGGCGAGGACCCCGAACAACGACCATGAGCCGAGAATTTGAGACCGAGTGCGAGAACTGTGGAAGTACCGTTACCGTCGACCTGAGCGACGATCCCGGCGCCGATGCGTGGTCCGTGCAGGCGATGGATAACTACTGTGGCTACGAGTGCCGCCGCGAGGCCCGCCAATGAGCGACGCGCCCGACACCGAGATACAGTTGCTCGGCGGTACCCTGCAAATCCGGTACTACGACCCCGACGAGCGCCCCGGCGAGCCATACTTTTACGCGGCCGAGCCCGGCAACGCCGCGATGGCGGCGGCGAGAACCGCCGAGGGCGTGGTTCCGACCTGCGGACCCGAGTGACCAACGCCGACTAACACCGCCCACCCCGACATTTTTCTGCACTCGACCGTGTAGCGCCGTGCATGGCACGAGCGACCGGCCGCCGCGGACTCGCCGCCCTGTGCTTCCTCGTCGGCACCCTTACCGTCATCGGCATCCCGATACTGTGGCCCGTCGGCTACGTCCTGTGGCGCGACGCGAGAGAAGCCGAGCGCGAACGCGAGCAGGAACTCGAGGCGCTTCAAGAGGTCGGCTGAGCCGTTGCTCCGGGGCGTCGGGGACAGGGCCGCAAAAGAGGGATCGGCTTAGTCGTCGGTGTCGTCGTCGACCGCGAGGACGGCGACGGTGACGGTCTTGCCCGCGAGGTCGGCCCCGAGCGTCACGCGGCCGCGGTCATCGGCTTTCAGCTCCTCGACCTCAGTCGCGGACACCTCGACCTGCATCGTTACGCCCAGTAGTCCCGGGCGGCTTCGATTGCCGCCTCGGGGTCGGCGTCGGCCATCTCGGCCGCGAACGCCGCGGTGGTTTTGTGGGCGTCGATGTCGAACGTCTCGGTCGGGCCGTCCTCCTCGATGAGGCCGGCCTCACAGTAGAAGCACCGCACGTCGACCTCGGTCTCGGAGACTCGGCTGACGGCCCACACGGCCGCGTGCTCGCCGTCGTCGGCGTAGCCGAACGAGTCCGCGGTCGCCGGCACGTCGTTTGTCGTCTCGGTTCCGGTCTCGATGGCGTTGTTCTGTGCCATACTACCCACTTATGCCCACATACATATAAACCTTTCCCATATCTACCCATACGGAGGGGGTTAAGGGAAGCGACCGGCGACGTGCTAGTTTTTAGTTCGACGTTCTTTCGCGTGACGGCGACGGTGTTCGCTCGGGTCGAGTGGTTCGAGGTTATCCTCCCTGTTGTCCCACGGTATCCCCGAGACGTGATGAACGTCTTTTCCGACGACCGCCTCGTACCCGAACCACGCGACCGCCGCAAGCCGGTGGATTTTGACCATCTCATCGCTCGCCGTGCAGGTCGCCCGCTCATACCCTTCGTGAGAGGCCTGCGTGAACGTTGTCCGCTCTACCCATCCGTGATTTCCTCTCCGTGACATCAACGAGGACGACCGAGCCTCGTAACACTCCCGAGAACACACCACTCGGTCGGCACTTGGCGGAGAATGAAACCGGTCGCCGCACTCCGCACACTCCCGGAAGTTGTCGCTCTTGTTCCCCGGCTCCCGTCCCATGGCGGAGCACGCTCGGGAACAGTAAACGTCCCCGTCGGGCATTTGAGACGGCCACCGCTCGACGGTTTTCCCGCACTCAGCACACGCTTTCGTTACCTTCGGCATACCGAAGGGACGGGTCTGTGCCACTTAATTGTTCCTTCGTACTGGGACCCACGCACATCTACAATTCGGATGCACGGGTATCCGACCTCTCGCATCCTCGATTTTGAGGGTAGTTCCGACGAGGGAAGCGCATACAGGGCACACACGAGCGTCTCCCGCTGTAACATACTCGGCGAGCATGGTTACACCATTTATTCGCTCTCGAACATCTTGGTATCTATTCAAGGACCCGGCGTTGTGTGCTCGTATCGTCTCGGTGCGGGCGATGAGCCGCCCCCGGTGGAGGCCGACATTCTCCACACGGTCGTTCAGCCGGCGGCCGATCTTCCGCGGGTTCTCGCCCGCGAGCAGGCCGTCGGTGAGCTCTCGGCTCATCTGCTGTCCCATCGCGTCGGTTACGCCGTCGAGCTCGTTGAACGCTCGCGTGTAGAGGAGGCCCGCGGCGTCGGTGGCCGCGTTGGCGCCGACGCCTCGAGGGCGCGGCCCAACGC